GTTGCCTATCTCTATGTTTGAAAAAGAAGGCAAACAAAGGTCGGCAGTCACGATCAATATTACGGGTATTGGAGAGATTTCCCATGCTCCAACCATAGATGCTGAAGACATAGAGGCTAAAGATGAGTGATCTGAACTTTAGCCTACTCCCGTGGCAAGAGACAGTTTTCAAGGATCAGACAAGGTTCAAGGTTATTGCCGCTGGAAGACGATGCGGTAAGTCTAGGATGGCGGCAGTCACCTTACTTATTGAGGCTTTGCGCTGTCCTGCGGGTTCTGCGGTGCTTTATGTTGCGCCTACCAATGGTCAGGCTCGACAAATTATTTGGCAAGTTCTAATGGATTTAGGAAGGGAAGTTATCCAAAATGCCCACATCAACAACCAAGACATCACCACCATCAACGGAGCAACCATCTATGTCCGAGGTGCTGATAGACCCGATACCCTCCGTGGAGTCTCCCTCACCTACGCAGTCCTTGACGAAGTTGCCGACATCAAGCCCGAAGCGTGGGAACAAGTTATCCGAGCCTCTCTGTCCGATAAAAAAGGAAGAGCCATGTTCATTGGTACGCCAAAGGGCAGAAACTGGTTCTATGACATATACAAGTTAGGACAGTCAGAAGACGATCCTGATTGGAAGTCTTGGCACTTCACCACCAAAGACAACCCCTTGATTGACCCAACTGAGATTGAGTCAGCCAAGAAAACCTTGTCTACCTTTGCTTTCAAGCAAGAGTACATGGCTAGTTTCACCAATGCTGGTAGCAATGTGTTCAAGGAAGAATGGATTAAGTACGGGGAAGAACCTCAGTACGGCAGTTACTACTTAGCCATTGACTTGGCAGGATTTGAGGAAGTTGCCAAACAAGCGGCTAATTCTAAGAAAAGGCTAGACCAGACTGCTATTGCTGTTGTCAAGGTAACTGAAGACGGCAAATGGTTTGTCAAAGAGATTGTTTATGGTAGGTGGGACATCCGTGAGACTGCGGCAACTATCCTGATGAAGATGAGGGATTACAGACCTTTGGCTGTTGGAATTGAGCGAGGTGCATTAAAAAATGCAGTTTTGCCATATTTATCTGACTTAATGCGTAAAAATAATGTATATTCGCACATAGTTGACTTAACGCATGGCAACAGGAAAAAGGCTGACAGAATTATCTGGAGCCTCCAAGGTCGATTTGAGCATGGGCGTATTGTGCTGAACTCTGAGGAGGATTGGGATGAATTTAAAGATCAACTTCTTTTATTTCCCGCCATTGGAGTGCATGATGACTTGCCAGATGCTTTGTCATATATTGACCAGTTAGCCGTGACTTCTTACTTTGAGGATGTTGAAGAAGATGAGTGGGAGCCAGTTGACATAATTAGCGGGGTTTAAATGGCAACAGACAAAGAAGTGAAGATTGAAAACGAAGGTGGTTACGATGAGCCTACACAGGCTGACAAGGACTTAACTGCCTTTGTTGTTGACCATTGTGATCGTTGGCGTGATTACAGAAACACCAACTTCCTTCCAGATTGGCTAGAGTACGAGCGCATCTTCCGTGGTGAATGGGCAGTAGAAGACAAAACCCGTGAATCAGAGCGTAGCCGTATTGTTACCCCCGCCACCCAACAAGCAGTTGAGACTCGCCATGCTGAGATCATGGAAGCAATCTTTGGTCAGGGCGACTTCTTTGACATTGAAGACAACATCCAAGATGTAAATGGCAACCCCATAGATGTGGAGATGATTAAGCGTCAACTCACAGAAGACTTCAAGAAAGACAAAATTCGCAAAGCAATCGATCAGATTGAATTGATGGCTGAAATCTATGGCACAGGCATAGGTGAAGTTGTGGTGATGACTGAGACAGAATATGTCCCATCGACTCAACCAATCCCTAACCAGATGGGGCAAGCGGCTATTGGGGTATTAGAGAGAGAAAGAATTGCGGTCAAGATTTCTCCTGTAAATCCAAAGAACTTTCTGTTTGACCCAAATGGAACTAGCGTAAATGACTGTATGGGTGTGGCAATTGAGAAATATGTCTCTATCCACAAGATTGTCCAAGGCATTGAGGCTGGCATCTATCGCAAGGTAAACATTACCACTTCTGGTGACGATTCTGACCTAGAACCTACCCAAGAAGTAAGCCAATATCAAGATGAGAAGGTCTTGTTGTTGACCTACTATGGTCTTGTCCCACGGGAATACCTAGAGAATCTAGAAGAAAACAAAGAGATTGTTGACCTTTTCCCAGATAACTCTGAGGCAGAGGAATATGCTGACTTGGTAGAAGCCATTATTGTTATTGCCAATGATGGGCAACTCCTAAAGGCTGAAGCCAATCCCTACATGATGAAGGATCGTCCCGTCTTGACCTATCAAGATGACACAGTTCCTAATCGTTTGTTGGGCAGAGGCACAGTAGAAAAAGCGTTCAATATGCAAAAGGCTATTGACGCACAGACTCGTAGCCACCTAGATTCCCTTGCTCTTACAACTAGCCCCATGATTGCTATGGATGCTACCCGTTTGCCAAGAGGAATGAAGTTTGAAGTGAAGCCTGGCAAGGCAATCCTTACCAATGGCGCACCTTCTGAGATTCTTTACCCCTTCAAGTTTGGTCAAACTGACCCTAACAACTTGGCTACGGCTAAAGACTTTGAGCGTATGTTGTTACAAGCAACGGGAACATTGGATTCCCAAGGCATGATTAGCAATGTTGCTAGAGATGGTGGTCAAGGCGGTATGTCAATGGCTGTCGCTTCTATCATCAAGAAGTACAAGCGCACTTTGGTGAACTTCCAAGAGGATTTCTTGATCCCGTTCATTAAAAAGGCGGCTTTTAGGTTCATGCAGTTTGACCCAGAACGCTATCCTTCTGTCGATATGAACTTCATTCCTACGGCAACGCTTGGCATTATTGCTAGAGAGTACGAACAACAGCAGTTTATTGGTCTACTCCAAACGCTTGGCCCGAATACCCCTGTTTTGCCTGTCATCTTGAAGGGCATTTTGGCTAATTCAAGTCTGTCTAACAGGATGGAATTGATTGCGATGTTGGAGAAAATGGGTCAACCTGACCCACAGGCGCAACAAATGCAACAAATGCAACAACAATTGGCTCTGCAAGCGGCACAAGCACAGATTGCGGTCAATACTACTCAGGCAGAACAGAATCGGGCAGAGGCTACCAAGTTGGCTGTCGAGGCTCAGTTAATGCCACAAGAAGTGCAAGCCAAGATGAGTGCATCTTTGACCAAGAATCTTCCCAATGAGGCTGATGCCAACCAAAGGGAGTTTGATAAGCGGGTCAAGATTGCTGATTTGATGCTCAAAGAGGCTGACATCAAGAATAAGAGCAAGATTGTTGAGTTACAGATGGCTGATAAGCGTGGCAAGGTAGAAAACGACTTCCTAGACAGGCTTTCTAAGGAACTTTCCTAATGGATATTGGTGATTTAGAGCGAAAACTAGGCATTGATGGCCTATCTGCTGATGAGCAGATGGAGTTAGTTGATGCTTTGCAAAAATCAGCACAAACACGACTAGAAATTGCCAATCAAGAGAGTATTGGAAAAAGTACAGAGGTTGTTATCCAAGGCTTGAAGAAGATTAAGAGCGACTTGGAGACAAGGTTTAGCCAATTAAATGCCACCATTGAGTCAAAAGCCTCTAGTTTGAGGGATGGCAAAGATGGTAAGGATGGCAAAAATGGCAAAGACGGACTTGACGGAAAGCAGGGCTTACAAGGTAGCAATGGTCAGAATGGTCGAGATGGGCGTGATGGCTTGGATGGGGCTGATGGTATTAGTGTCACCTCTGCTCGTATTGATTTCGATGGTAGCCTTATTATTGGGTTGTCTAGTGGTGTTGAACTCAATGTTGGTGAGGTTGTTGCTCCTGATCTTGCTGAATCCATCAAGGTTATTACTAATGGTGGTGGCACTTCTCAGTCTGTACTCGATAGCATAGCCTCCTTACAAACCCAGATAACCAACCTGATTCCTAGTCAAACAGGAAACTCAGGTAAATATCTGACAACCAATGGAACATCAACTTCTTGGGCATCTGTCGCTGGTGGTCTGAGTTACCAAGGTACATGGAACGCATCCACTAACACTCCTACATTGGCAAGTGGCGTGGGTGTAAATGGATATTACTACATTACAGCAACGGCTGGCTCTACTAACCTTGATGGCATAACTGATTGGCAAATAGGCGATTGGTTGCTGTTTAATGGTGCTAATTGGCAAAAGATTGACCAAAGTAACCTAGTTATAAGCGTAGCGGGTCGCACAGGTGCTATTACTTTGACAACGGCAGATGTGAGTGGTTTGGGAACGATTGCTACACAAGCATCAAGCAATGTTTCGATTACTGGTGGCTCAATCACAGGCATTACAGACTTGGC